GTCTGTAACCTTCCTAAAAGTTCTCTAGCAGTCGCTGCTTTGTTAGCAAGGATGCCAATGTTAACAGAGTCATTGAATACCGCATAATGAAGAAGATAAGACACAACTGTAGTACTTTTGCCAGTTTGACGGGGCATTTTACAGATGTTAAATCTATTTTCATGGAAATTATTGATTAATTTTTCTTGGAAGTGATACGGATGAAACTGAGTAAGACCCTCATCCAAAGAGACAATTTTTATATATTTGTTAGCAAAATATACGGGGTCTTCTTTACACCGCATAAACTCAAGAATTTGTTCTTGAGTAAACTCAATTGCGGTGTTTGCTTTTTTTAGATTAGGATTACCAAGGTATACATTATCAGGCATAATTTATCAGCAGTTCCAAGCTCTAAGTGATTTATTAATTCTGCTGTCAGGATCTCTTGCAGTTTTAGCAGAAGTTAGTTTTTTCTTCATACCTTTCATTCTAGCGCAAAACGATGCTCTTCTGGGATTTCCAACTTTTTTGCTTGGTGCTTTGAGATCAGATCCTGGATTTTCTTTTTCATAAGATTTTCTGCCTTTTTCATTTAATCCACCTTTACTATTCTTACCAGACTTTTTAGTCCATGCTGCACTTTCTGAGTGAAGCACTGGTTCTCCTGGTTCATAGTCTGAAACCTGGTAGGATCTTACTTTGCCACCGGGATAAACTTTTTCAATTTGATCTTGGACATCAGATCTACTTGGAATTCTTACTGAAGGGAAGAACATTTTAATGCTATACATCTTACCTCTAAACGTGAGGTAAACCATTATAATGTTTCCAGTTTTTCTTGGAACTTGCACTGCCTCATCTACTTTCTCAAGTGCTGGACATTCTTTAGCACCATGAACGGGGCATTCCTCTCCTTTATGGTTATGCATACATCCTTTCTTTTCATCTAAAGGAGTTCTTGATACTAGGTTAAGTTCTTCTTCTTCTTTTTTGACACAGTTTGGATATCTTTTTCCAAACATAGTCTTCATACCTTTTTTGGTATATCCTTTCCAACACTTTTCATCAAGCATATTGCTTCCAATTCCTTCAGTTGGTTGTAAAGGTTCTGGTGTGATTAAATCTGTAAACTCATACTCAGTTGGTCTGTACTCAGATCTCCAGTTAGAAAACTCTTCTTTTTTGGTTTTATTGCCCCAGTTAGCAGCACCTTTCTTACGACACTTAACTAAAGCACCTGATGCATATGCAGAAGGCCATACTGAATAACGAGATTTGACCTTGTGATAGCAGGCATCTTTTTCTCCTGCTGCCTCCTCAATATCAATTTCATCTCCAACTTCTACGTTATTTTCAGCAAACCATCCACGATTAACTTCTAATGCACAAATAATTTCATAATCAGATGAAACTGGATTTGTATCATTTGGTTCTAATTGCTTAATACTCTCAATAATTCCATCTTCTCTAATAAAAGCAATATCAAGAGGAATTTTTGTTTCGGTCATATGGAATGACTGCTTACATACTTCATCAAAGATGAATAGCATTCCACTATTAACATCCAAACTTTCACGGAACATCAACCCAAGATTAAAATCTCTAATCTCTGTAGGAACCTCAATTTGGAGTGGTAAAGTTTTAAATTCTTCTGTCTTCACGTTAATTGCCTTCCCTGATCTATTTGGATTTGGATCTTTTGCATTCTTTCTACGAAACGCTGCTTGCTCCTCATCTTTAGAGAGATTGCGTTTCATTTTACTAGAACCACACTTTGGTTTTGTGGTTTGTCCTGGTTGCTTGGCGCAGGGTTTTCCAGAATATTTCCCACCCAGTTGAACCCAACCAGGCTTGCCATCAGAAGACTTACTCTTGCCAAACCAGTCACGCAGAGAAGAATCACCACTTTTCGACTCACTTACTCCTCCACCATTACCACCATCACCGTTACCATTGGAATGACTAGAACCATTTCCATTGCCATTCTTGTTTTCTTCATCATCTACAGAATGTCCATTCTCTTTACGCAAATAACCAGCACGACCAACCATCTTAAACCCTTTGGGAATGGGTTTACATTTCTTGTCTGTATAACAGTAATAATTTCCTGCCTTACATTTGCCGTTCTTAGCCATTCAAAAGAGTGATTACTCCTTATTATTTATCAACCATCAAGTGCCACAGTAAGACCAAGTGTCATACCAGGTAGTGACTGCCAATTAGTTCCATCATAAAATTCCATTTTCTTGGATGTGGTATTAAAAATTATCGCACCCTCATCAAATGAACCAGCATCTCTTTGTGTTGTTGTATAAATTGGTGGATAGAATGCAGTAGATGCTTTTATAGTAGCAGCAGTAACAATACCAGTTGTATTGATAGAAACTGTTGTACCAATACCAACAGATGCTTCTTTACCTTCTCTGTCACTAAATACAACTTTTCCAGATGTGTCTTGATGTATTCTTACGGTTGTTGCAGTACCAATGATTATCTCATCAATACCAGTAATTTTTCTCTCATTTGGATCAAGAGTAATTGACCCTGTACCGATAGTTAGAATACCAGTAACTCTTGCATCACCATTTACAACTAGGTCTTCATTATAAAAACCAGTATCAACACCAACATGCAATTTGGTTGCAGTAGCTACTCCACTTACATTCCAATTTCGAGCAGTTGCTTCATCATATACAATATCACCAGAAACATTTAAGTCACCACTTAAAGTTAAATTAGTTCCTGTTGCATTTTCTGCTAATTCAGAAGCAGCACCACCACCAACTGCAGTGCTAGCAATACCTACCCATTTGGCACCATTATAAATTAATAACTGTCCTTGACCTGTAGTCTGATCAAATGTTACATCGTCAAGGTCCTTAATAAATCCAGCACCGCCACCACCGATGGTAGCAATTTGTTGCTGAATTCTATTAATGAATGTTCTATAATGATTTTGAAGATCGTCAAGTGTTGCAAACTTTTGATTTAGTGGAGTTAGTGGATCTCCTGAATTATTTGTAGACGGATCTCCGGGTAGAGTTGGATTGTCTTCTTTTAAAAGTTTTTTCTCATTGAAGTCTGATATCTTTTCTTCAATAAGGTTTATTTTATCAACTAATTCTTTATTTTTTTTCTCTAATTCATCTAACTGAAGTTTATCAAAAACGTCCTTTATTTCTTCTCGAATATTCTCAATAGTTTCATTCTGTTTATTGACATGTTTTTCATTAACAACAAGATCTACCTCAAGACCTTTCATCTGGTCGGAGATTTTGTCTCTAAACTTACGTACTTCAGTTTTAAGACTTGCGTGATAATTTTCGTTTGATATAACTAAATTACCCTGAATTTCTCTAAGATCTTCAGTTACAGCTTCTTCTAAGAAATCAAACCTTTTATGATATCTTTCAATCTCGCTAGAATAATGCTCTAACTTTTCATTTTCACTAATCTCTCTTTTTCTAAAATCTTTGTATAGATTATCATAAGTTTTTGATATTGAATTAATCTCTCCTTTATATTCCTCTATAACGGATTGAAGTTCTCCAATCTTTTCTTCAGTTTTTTCGTAGATGCCTTCAGAAATAGACTCAATTTTTTCGGTGAGTATATTGACTTTAGAGAGAACCTGTTCCTCTAATTCCTTTACTTCCTTCTCGGATTTGATTTTATTTTCAATGAGAAGATTGTTATACTTAGGTATTTCATTTTCAGTAAATTCTTTTACTGTTGCATTTAAGTTATCAATTGTCTCTTGATAGGAATCAATTGAAGTTTTAATTTTTTCTTCAGTTCTTAATTCAGTTTCAGCAAAGAACTTTTTATATTTTGGGAGTTCTTTTTCTACTAAGTCTGCTACAGTACTATTAACATCTTTAGTTGTTTTTCTAAAATCTTTTTTAATATCTGAGATGATATTTTCATTAAGACTTTCAACAGTCTCTAAAGCACTAGTGACTTCTTTACTAGTATCAGACTTAATCGATTGAAAATTTTCTTCAATCTCTTCTTTAAATTTTACGAATCTATCATCTACTCTAACTTCTGATTCAGATACTAACTTTTTATATTTTGGTACGTCAATATCAATAAAAGATTCTACCGAGTTTGAAAGGTTAGAAAAATCTTCTTTTATTTTATCTACAGTTTCTCCGTTAATAGAAGATATTTTAGATTCAATTTTGGATATAGATTCTTGTACGAAAAGAAGTTGTGCCATCATGGCACTATCAAGATCTTCCTTTTTAATTAACTCTTTTAAATCTTCTTTTATTGTAGAGATCTCTTGAGAAACAGTTTCGACTTTCTCTAAGTTCTCTTTAAAACTATCAAATGTATTTGTAAAATCGGATAGTGATTTGATATGATTTAGATTATCTTTAAAAGTATCAAATGCTTCTGAAACCTTCTCAATTTTTTCTGGGCGTGCAGAATCATACTCCTCTTTTATCTGATCTAGAGGAGTTTTGTTTTTATCTTTAAAAAAATCTGAAGGCTTCTTTAATGCCACTTTTTATATATCTCCACTACATTTATTATTTATTGTCTTCTTTTAAACCATTCTTCAGCATTTTCGCCAAATCTGCAGTAGATCCAACAAATAGGGCATTATTTACAGTAGAAGGACCTTTTGATTTAGTCTCTTCTTCAACATCTTTTAATTTTTTCTGGAGATCCATTAATTTATCAGTTGCATCTGCAACATTTTTAATTAACTGCCCAGCGACTTCATATGCTCTAGGCATCTCACTTTCTTGTGCCAATTCAAGAATTCCATTAATTGCTTCTTGACCTTTTTCAATTATACTATAAAGATTTCCTCTAGTATACTCATAATCTTTTGTAACATCATCAGGTCTAGATTTAGCAACCTCCTTAACTTCTTTCTTTACAATTTCAGCATCAATAATGTCATTAGAAACATTAAAAGTATCATTTAAATCTTCAAATTTACTAGAGGGCTTCATATAAATCCACCATCAAATCCAAAATTATCACCATCTTCAATTAAAGCACTATCTACACCAATAGTTCCAATACTTGGTAAAGTTGTAGTTGTGTAATCAATACCTTTAACATCTGCCCCAGATACATGTTTTTCTGCTTTTGTATTATCTCTACCTCTATCAACGGTAATTTTATTATCAGTCTTAGATCTTACAAATAATTCTTCATCTCCAATAAAGATATATTTGTCAGTTTTAATTCCAGTAGCATCAGTAACTTCAAATGTTTTTGTTGTTGCCGTAATGTCTTGTGCTAATGTAGTAACAACATTATCAGTATAAGATTTAAGTGCTCTTGCAGTTGCAGAATAAGTAAGTTCTCTTGTAGTATTTGTTGCATCTGTTCCAGTAACAAAACTGACAGTTGATCTCTTAATAAGATCTCTAGACGCGGTAGATGTAGGACCAAACAGATATGTTTTTGCTGTAAATCTTAAAGTATAATACAATACTCTTCTGGTACTAAAATCACCTTCATAGTCGTCTTGCATAGTGACATTTTCTAATACAATCGGAACATCTCTCTTTTCTTTAATTTGATCTACTAATTCTATAGTCAAATTATAGGATGGTTGAAAATATGGTAAAATTTGTTCTATAATTTGAAGAGCATCATCATTTAATTTTGTAAAAATACTCAATTCAAATTGCATATTATAGGGAACTGGCATAAATGACTTTCTACTTTCAGTTCCATCATCTTTATCTTTTGCTATAAAAGTTTGAGTTGTGGTAACTTTTCTACTGGGGTCATAAGTCAATCCAGTAAATTCAAATGACATTCTTGGCAAAGTAATTGCCGTTGGTTTGTTAAGGTCAGGTGACTGCTCAATTCTAGCTAAAAACTTTTGTGTTGGACCATAAGCCAAAGGAATTCTAAGAACAGAATTTTCCTGCTGAACCTCTATCGAATTAAATAGGGTTCCAAAACCAATAATGGTTCTTCTTAGTATTTCGTTGTAGAAATATTCAAACATGATTAAACCTTAACACATTAATACTAACAATAAGACTATTTAGGGCATTCCAAAAGGATTCTGCTCACTAAAGTCTAATATAGAATCTGCTTCATTTTCTATATTAAAGTTATCAGCAAAGGGGTCATTATCAATTATTTTATCAATTACCCTTAGAACTCTCGTTGCACCTGAAGTTGACCCGGTGAGAGTTTCTCCTAGAGAGAATGAACCAGAGACCGCAGCAATTTCTAGCAAATTGGTTGTAGAGTTCCAAGATCTTACCCTTGCAGTTACTCCAGTTGTAGATCCAGTAACAGTTTCATTAAATATAAAATCTCCACTGGAAATTGAGGATGGTTCAGAAATAGTAATATCTGGTGCAAGTATATATTTATTTCCTGCGTCAATAACGTTGATACTAGTAATTGTTCCTGCTGCACTTATAACTGAGAGTCCCGTAGCAGTTGTAACGCCAGCAACCTGATCAATGTAATTTTTATCTCCTACAGTATTGGATATAGAAACTATAGGAGGTGATAAGTATCCACCACCACCATAAGTAACTGCAATACCGGTGACAATTCCACACTTATCAATACCAAATTCAAATACTGATGTGGCAATTCCTACATTTGATGAAGATTGATTTATAGAAACAGTGCTTGATCCAATAGATGTAACAAAGGTGTCTGTTGGTATAAAATTGTATAGATCACTGTATCCAACACCAAGTCTTACTCTATCTCCGACAAGAATATTTGTTGTAGTAATACCAGTAATAGTTGTAGATCCTATACCAATAGTTCCTTGAGTCTGAACAGAATTGAATCGAATTGTTGTAATACCAAGTGCTCTAAATGCCTCATTTGCTCCTCCAGGAGAACCAATAGTAACAGTTGGAGTGGAATTATAACCAAATCCACTATTGCCAATGCTAATGGTGCTTACAGTTCCAGCAACAGACACAGTAACACTAGCAGTTGCTTGTACTGGTGATGGACTTCCAGAGA